GCTACGCAAAAAATGACGTCCCCAAGCTGAGTGAACAAACCGATTGGGAGACTGGCAAAATCGTCCTGCCGCAGGAAACGGGGACGTACTACTTCAACCCGGCAATCATGCTCGAACCAGATGGTCGCATCATGCTTTTTGCCCGTCGCTGCCGTAACAAGCGCGAGAAGGACGAGGATGTCTACATCGAGAAAAATGACATCGTCATATTCGAACTGAGTCAGGATCTTCGCGCCACAAAGAAGTCTCTGACCCAGTTAATCTCCCATTACCCCCTCGAACAGTTCGAAGACCCTCGCGTCCTCAAATTCGGCGACAAGTACGGGCTTGCGTGCTGCACATTCGTCCCGTTCAAGAGCTACGCGCATCAGGGAATGTTCCTTCTGGACAAGCATTTCCTGAACGTAGGCCGCTTCGACATGATCTACGGCAACAACTACGCGCAGGCCATGATCAACGATGGCCATGAGAAGAACTGGCTCTACTTCGTCCACGATAATGCGCCACATATGGTGTATTCGGCCAACCCACACGTCGTTGTACGCCTTAATGGGCGTTTAGAGAAGGAGGAGGAATACGTCACCGACGAGTTCAATCCGCTCTGGAAGTTTGGCGAGGTGCGCGGAGGCTCCAATCCGATCCTGTGCGACGGCTTGTACTGGACCTTCTTCCACAGTTCTTTGCCGTGGATCAACAAGAAGCGCCGCTACTACATGGGTGCCTACGCTTTCGAAGCAAAGCCTCCTTTCCGCATCGTCCGAATGACGACGTTGCCGCTTCTGACTGGAACGAATCAGCAGGATTGGTGGCCGGGATTACCTGCGGTCGTCTTCCCATGCGGCGCATTTTTCGATACCGCAAAGAATAAGTTCGTCGTCTCGTACGGAATCAACGACATAGACTGCGGTTACATCAAGATTCCTTTGGCCGACTTGCTTGAGGTGACGAAGGTGATTCGACCGAAACGCGACGTCGTCAACAAAGAGAACCCGATCAAACTCGACGAGGTTCTCGATCCAATTCCGCAGAGACATAAACTAAAACGAAACAAGAAATCAAAGTATGATGAACTGGCTAAGAGGCTCGACGAAGAACCGCAAGGAGATGGCAAAAAGCCTGATGGACTTGCCTGAGGTAGACATTCTCGAATGGACAACGGCTGGCCAACAGGGCGAACTTGCGCTTATTTTACGAAATCCGATTCTTCGGATGGCTTTACGCATCGTGGCTGAGTCAATGCCGGTGCCTATGCCCTCCCAAGGAAGCAAGGAATCGGACATTGTTTTCGCTGCTGGCGTGACTGCTGGCTACGCGCATTGTCTTGAAAACATTCGAAAACTTGCAGTAACCGACACAACGAGAGAACCTGAAGCAACATTTGAAAAACAATACTAACATTTTATGGAAGAACCACTGAACTCACCGACCGTTAACTCCGCGCAAACGCCTGATTTCGAAAGCTCCTTCATCGAGTCTTTTAAGGCTAACACTCTTGAGGATGCTGCCGCTGGAGAGGCTAGTGCAAAAGCTTCGCAATTAACCGAGGAGCCTAAGCAGAAGAAGCAAACGCAGCCTAAGTCCGAAGCGAATACCAAGCTCAGCAAGTCTGAGATGGATATCGAGCGGATGTTCAGTCCGAAGGAGAAGGCTTCAGCTACCGAGGATTCCTCGGCTACTGATGACTCGGACATTCCCGAGACGATCAAGTCTACGAAGGCCGCTGATGCTTTTCGCAAGATCAAGGAAGAGAAGGCGCAGTTGGCCAAGCAGCTTGAGGAGATGAAGTCTGGCAAGGTTGCCAATCCAAACTTCGAAGCGCAGCTCAAGACTTTGCAGGAGGAGCGCGACACGCTTTCCGAACGTGTTCGACTCCTCGACATTGAGCGCCATCCCAACTTCGTCAAAAAGTACGAAGGCAAGATTACCGGCGTGTTCGACTCGATGAAATCGGTCGTTGGCACGGACGGCGATAGGCTTATTGGCCTACTCAAGTCCCCTGAGAACGATTATCGCAACTCGCAGATCGACGACATTGTTGAGGGTCTTTCGCCATCCAAGAAGGCGAAGCTTGGCGCTCTGATCGTCAAGTACGACGAGATTAACGGCGAGAAGTCTGCGGAGATGTCAGAGGCGAAGTCCGATTACGACTCGATCATCTCGAAGTACCAGCAGGACAACGAGGAAGGCACTCGCGCTGCATTGGAGTCGGCCAATAAGACTTGGACAAAGGTCATCGAGAACGCTCGCGCTCTGGAAATCTTTGAGCCGCGTGAAAACGACGACGAATGGAATACGGAACTAACTGGCCGACTTAGCCTCGCGCAGCAGATCTTCAATGGCGAGAACAGCGAAGAAGACCTCGCCAAGGCCGCTCTATGGGCCGCTGCCGCACCGAAATACCGTGAGCTTCTCTACTCTCAGGTCGAGGTAAACAAGCGCCTGCAAGCCGAACTGGCGAAGTATCGAGGCAGTGAACCCGGTGTTAGCTCGAAAGCAACGGCTGGCGGCTCCCGTGCATCAAATGCAAATGGTTCGAAGAGCGAGGACTTCGTCACGAACGTCCTGAAGTCGTTAGGACGCTGACCTTACGCGTAGAAGTAATTATCCCCCGGTGGTTTTTGTTACCGCTGGGGGATTTTGCTTTGAATCACTTACGATACGGACCGCTGCCACCTTTATAAGGACCGCTGCCACCTTTATAAGGACCGCTGCCACTTGGCGCAGGCTTAACCGGAGGCTTCGATGGAGGAGACTGCTTGTAAGGTCCGCTGCCACTCCCCTTAACAGACGGTGAACCTTTGTACGGTGCGTTATTGCTCATTTGTCCTTTGGTAGTGCATACCAGCCTTCGTGGATGATGATGCGGTTATTACTACGCACCGTTTTGCCGGTAGAGTCAACCACCCAAACCTTCGCCTTAACGCTCTGTGCGAGGCGCACAGGCTCACCGTGGGGGACGTAAATCACCCGGCTCGCGCAGCTCACGCTCATGCTCATCAATGCGAGCAAGCAGACCGCGCTTAAGATCGGGTTGTTTTTTCGCATCTTCGCTTGTGACATCCTGCTTCGTCAGCGCGTGAAGCCAGATAACCAGCTTCATCACCAAGTCGGCCAAGAAGTTCATTCAGCTTTGACAACCTCGGGCGCAGCCTTTGCGGCTTTCTTGTTGTTGTAAACAGACCAGCCAACGCCAGCGATGCTTACGACAGCGCCTACGAGTTCAGCGAGTTGATCAGCACTGGCCAACCCTTTGGCAACGAGAAAGCCACCGGCAGCGGTCAAGATGTGGCGGACAAGAGAGGCGAGATTAGGATTCATTTTTCTGTTTTTAGTTTGCGATACAGTTCGAGTGCTTTGACGGCGCAAGTTAGAAGCGCGGCGAATGCGCCAAGAGCTAATGACGCAGTCTTGAGATGAGGATCTGAAAATACCGCGTTCCCCAGAATACCGATGATCGGACCACCGACGCCGATTGAGATGTCTCTAATAAAAGCGTGGTGGTCCGTCATCGTGATGGTTAGTTGACTTTATTACTCGGACTTAGGTTGAGCAGATTCAGAAGCCTGAGCGGCCTTGAACTCTTCATCCTGCCGAATGATTTCGCTGATGATAGAAACCGCAGTACGAGCGGCTGCAAAGTCGCCCTGTCGTCTTGCGACTTCAAGGGCAGCAATCAGTGCGTTGGCGGTAGCGGCGTCGAAGTTGAGTGTGAATGCTTGCATAGATGTCAGTTTGTCGGCTCGGAAGTCTCGACAATAACTTCAGTCTCTGCAACCACAACCGGCTCAGCAACCGGCTCGACAACCGGCACTGAACGCTCGACTTGAGGAGGCTCAGGAGTAGGCCACGGCAACGGCAGCACTTCCGGCTGCGGAGGCGGATCAATCTGCCGCTCGACCTGAATAGCGAGGCTTCCCTGAATCGAAGCAATCATGTCAGGCCCGATGTTGTACTGCACCCAGCCGATGACGATGTCATTGGTCAAGTCAGCATAAGGAATGAACGGCACAGACGGGTCCAGCGGGGTGTAGGCGAAGTTGGAATAGTCGGCAGTGTGACCTTCGCCATCGTCTGCAAGGACGGTGTACGAAGCGCGGGTAACGACATCAGTCTCACCGTCGATGACGGGGTAGCCGATGAGGCTGGTGGCGGTCCAAGTGTAGGTGATGGGCATATTAGTTTCCGTAGACGGGGATTTTGACGAAGGTTCCGTTTAGGTTGATTCGGATGAATCCTAGAGCGTTGCCGAGAACAACCGCACCAGCAGTAGCGGTGGCGAAGTAGGTTGTAGCACCGCCGTTGGTTGCGACGTATTGACCGCCACTAGCTGAACCAATTGAAAGCTCATTGCTAATTCCTACGGTACTCATTCTTGAGTTTGATCCAATGCAAATGTTCTGGCTTCCAGTCGTTGTAGTGTTTCCAGCAGTGTTTCCAATAAATGTATTGTCAGTACCACCAAGTAAATCTGATCCAGATCCTCTACCAACGCAAGTATTGTAACCTCCGGTAGTTATTACACTTCCCATTGCATTATAGCCAACAGCAGTGTTTCCAGCTCCACCTGTCGCCAACCCCAGCGCATTGGCACCGATGGCAGTGACTTCTCCAGCGTTGGTAGACTGAGCCGCTCGAAATCCAAGAGCAGTGTTATTGCTTGAGGTCGTTACTGCCGCCAAAACACCTCGACCGACAGCGGTGTTATTGGCTCCTGTAGTATTCTCTACCAGCGCATAAGCACCAACAGCAACAAGATCACCAACAGTGGATTTTTGTAATGCTGAAATGCCAACTGCTGTGCTATTAGTTCCAGTAACATTTAAGTTTAACGCAGAATTACCAATGCCAACGTTGTTAGAACCACTTGTCAGATTGCGGAATGTACTTTGACCGATGCCGATGTTGTCGGAGCCGGTGATAGCCGCACTAGAAGATAGCGCACTAACTCCGATTGCTATGTTGTTCGAGCCAGTATGACCTGTACCTGCGGTCTTATTGAGCGCGTCAAGCCCAACAGCGATGTTTCCAGATCCTGTGGTTACTTCTTGTCCTGAAGCAATTCCAAGGAATGTGTTGTTGGACCCTGTAGTAAGATTTCTTCCTGAATTGTATCCAAAAGCACTGTTCTGTCCACCACTGGAAAGAGTACCCAACGAAGACCGGCCAATGGCAATATTGTCAGAACCAGTCATCGCCGCTGCACTCAACGGGCTATTTCCGATTGCCACGTTATTTGCGCCAGTCGTTGCCCGATACATCGCCTGATAACCAAGCGCGGTGTTCCCAGTTGCACCGGCAGTCGTAGCGGCCAACGCCGTTGCGCCAACGCCTGTGCTGGTGCCGTCGTTGAGAAGACCGCGAGTAATCTCGATGTTGGTGTTGGCGGTTACTTTGCCGGTGACTACCAGCGTCGTACCCACCGTAGCCGCGCCGGTGATGGCGGCGGAGCCAGCGGTAACGAGTCCGGCAACGGTCAGCGCATCGGTCGTTTTGTTGTAAACCAGACCGGCATCGCCTGCCAGATTCGTCCCGCCATCATTGAAGATGACTTGAGTCGTCGCACCGGGAAGACCAACGCCGCCTCCAAGAGCCGTGTACAGCTCCGTAAAGTTCTGGTTGGTATAATCGAACGAAGTCCGCAGCGGCGTCCCCGTTCCGTCGTTCGGCGATGCGCCGATATTGATGGTTTGCTTTGACATATATGACTAAATGAATGTTTCGTTGACCTACAGAAATTCGGTCATGTCCGCCGTGATGCTCGTCACGTCCGCGCTTATCACCGTGTTATCCGCCGTGATATCCGCCGTTCCGCCAAGCGTCGCCGCTTCCCAGAGTAGGCCAATCTCCAGTAGAATGCGTTCACGCGGACTCATGCACGAAGCTCCCTGAGCCTCCGCAATTAGTGTGGCCGCATCGGCGCAAGAAATGTTTGCCATGATATTTTAGAACGGATGCGAAGTGATGAACCAAGCCGTACCGTTCGAAATGATGGTAATCGAATTCCATTGCGGGGACAGCACATGTGTGGCCGCTCCGTCAATCGTCTCGGACGCGTACGCATCAACCGTCACCGTATTCGCGCCAGCATTGATGCGCTTGAAAACGTAGATACGACCAGCAGCCAACGCCGCCGGGGGCAATGTCAGCGTAATCGCGCCAGCCGTCGCATCGCAGATCAGAAAGTAATCACCGCTCACCACACTGCCGCTGGTCGTCACCGACCGATACGCACCGCGTGTCGCGCCGCCTCCCTGAAGATACGTCGCAATGCGGTTCTCCAGAGCCAGCTTGGCCAACTCAACCTCCCACGGTGAGCGACATCCCAGCGACGCCGCCTCGTTGATGAGCGTTGCCGCCTCGTCGCATGTGATGTTTGGCATATCGTTCTATTGAAAAATGGTTATCGTGCCATCGGACCAGCGCCGCGCTGCATCACCTCGGCGATGAAACCACCGCCGCCGGGAGCCTCGCCCTCCTCCTCCATCTCCTCCTCCTCACCGCGCTCGGCCAGCTTCTTGCCCTTGGATTTCTTCTCGTATCCGGGAATGGCCACACCATCAATCTCGATGACCTCCGCCTTACCGCCCTTACCAAGAACGATAGTCGCCATAGTCTGGAACGCTTCGCCCTCCGCAAGGTTCTCGGGGATTTCTACGCCTTTTGGAATCATGAATGACGGCATACGGGGAGCATTACGCGACCCATTGGGATGTCAATGTCTAAGCGATAACGGGCAATAAAAAACCCGCCACTAACTTTTCGGGCCAGTGACGGGGTGCCTCGTTGTGAGGCGATTTACAAGACATTCAACCTATTGATTCAACCGAGGCAACGATGTCCCAAAAAGAAAAACCCGCAAGCATTTTCACGCCTGCGGATCTTTCGTATGAACCTCTGATCGATTACGAGCAGATGATCTGAGTCAGCGCGCCGGTGCAGCGGCGGAAGATGATGGTCATTCCCTGGTTTGTGAATATAGGCTCCGAAGCGTGAACGAACTCAGCATAATGCTGACCCTTCTTCTCCAACGGATCTTCGCAGTCCGTATTGAACTTATAGGCACCAGTCACCCACTGCCACTCGCCCATGTAGTTGGTCGGCATCCACGCCAAATCGCCAACCCGATTGACGGGCCGCACAATGTGGCTCTTGAACACATACGGAGTCACGATGAACGCAGCCTCGTACGGAGCGGTCGTCCAGCTCGAATTGACGCTGAACACAGTACCCTTCGTTCCGCTCGCACTGGTGAACGGCTGAACCAGCGTGTACTTGCCACCGGCATAAGTGAAGCGGGGTGGGAACAGATTCGGCACATGGCGATAGTTCTTAATCACCCGGTTCGCGCCAATCCGCTTGAGCAACTCCGCACCAGCGCCACTGCCCTGATCAGCGAAACGCAAGTCATCGCGGAACGCCGGGTTGTTCTGAGCGATACGCTGCGAAGCCTCCAAGCCGATGTACAACGGGAACACCGGACCATCGCTGCTGTACGAGATGAAGCCGGAGCTATCAGGATTCGTTGCACCGTTACGAATCAGCGTAGCAGCCGCGACATCGAGCATCTCCTGAGTCAGCTCAGAGGTGGACTGATTGAGCGCCTGACCAGCAGAACCAGTCTGAATCCACGGGAACTCATTCACGCCAGAGGGAATCGTCTCGACCTGAGTAAAGGACGAGTCGGCCACTGCCTTGATCGCGAACTTCGCGAACGTATTCTGATAGCGAGTCTCCCATGAACGCTGAGCGCGGATCGAGAGCTTCTCCAAGTACACGCGCAAGAACGCCTCGACGCGGTGGTCATAGGTCAGATCATCCTTACACAAGAGCGGACCCTTGAGCGCGAAACGCTCAGGACTCCATGTAACGGAATTAAAACCAACCGGAACCTCGCTATAGGTGACATCGCAAGCGCCGCCGTTGTCGCCGGGGTTACCGCTCGCTAGGGTAATGGCCGACCACTCCTCAGCCGAAGTCGGCTCGATGCTGGTCGTGTTGTACGAGGTCTGGGTCAAGCCAGTACCTTGAGGATACTCTCCGCGCTCAATCATATTGAGCCACATCGAGCGATACGAGGCGCGTTTATAGACGTCCTGCGCGAGCGACTCAGTCGCTACGGCGAAGGCGTTGAAGACATTAGGACAAGCCATATTGAGAAAAAATTAAACCGACGTTATCTGCATTTGGTAGGCCATTCTATCCATCCATCAAACGATGGCGGATCGGACCTACGCGCTGACCGATGCGGAGCGTCATTGCCGCTTAGACAGTTTTGCGATGGCTGACCAAGCCTCCGCCTTGCTTAGGGTCGATAAGCCGGATGGATACATTTTATGTATCACGAGTCAATTAGAATAAGTGCGCTGATTGGCAATCCGAAGGATTGTCGATTAGCTCGCTCTGATCCGCCATGTAGGTTTTGTATCCCTTGATGAGCGTTCCGATTCTATGCGGCTGGATGATATGTTCCTTCGCGATGAATCCTCGGAACGTATACGGACCGGGGAATTGACCCGTCATCAGCGCGTAGAAATCCACGCCATCGGTCTTTGAACCCTTGCGCGCATCGACCAGTAGCTTGCCATTCTCGTACTTCGTCGTCTTCACATCGATGCGAATGCCCGGAGGGATGGGCGGGATAATCGCGTCGTAGAGCGGGTGCGGTGGCTCTCGATCCGTGTCGATGTCGGGGTAGACATTAAATAGCTTACAGAAGGCTATCTCGCCGCACACGCCCTCCAGATCCACCGTCGCAGGGTCATCCGTGCTTATCTTCAAGTTCGTAGTGTTGAAATGACGGTTATTGCCGTTGCGATTCTTGGCTACGAAGTGGGCCAACTTCCTCTCAGCTTGATTGAGAGAAATAACTTGACCAATTTTAATTTTACTTAACATGGTCAAAAAGACGGAAAATTTTTGAGGGGGGTATCGTAAACGAAGCCCACCCGCAAAGGGGGTGCCAGGTCTTACGTCAACTTTCGTGCCAATCCTAGGAAAAACAATCCTTTTGTCCCATTAGATTTACTTATGCTGACTATAAGTTTCTACGTGTTGCACAATACTAGTTATATTCACTTTAAACGGGATTCACGCTTTGTTCCACGTGGAACAATTTGTCAGGCATTGAACCTAACAAGTTAATGGACACTGAGGTTGATTCGTTACCTTCAGACCAGCCAAACACAAGCGCTGATCGCTTCGCAACGCTCCCGAGTATCTGCTCCCGTGTTGATTCATCTTTGATTCCGTCCAACGAATAGCTATCGATTCGTTCCAGCGTGCTGGCAGCGTCCGCCGCGAGTTTCGAACGTACCAAAGCAGAGAGACTTTCTAGGGATTGGGTTTTCTTTTCAATGCAAACCGTTTGCATTTGCGCCTTCACTTTCGTAATCCCTTCGCGGCACGCCCTACTGCGCAGAGTATTTATAGGCACGCTCAAATCGCTTGCAATTGCTGCCCATTCTTTCCCGCTGAGATACTGCGCCGTTGCGCTCTTCCATTGCTTGGCCGTCATCCTGAGATGATTGGCCGTTGCGCCGTCCGTTGCAACTCCGGTTTTCCCCTTCCCCAGTCGCTTTCCTAGAATTTATTTTCCCTCGTTTTCCCCAATGAATCCGGCCCTTTTGCACCTTTCTAAATTTATTTTTGATTTTTCTTTTGACTCCCTCCGCTCCGTTGCCTAGTCTGTCCGCAGCAATGAAAACCGCGCTTCAAAAACTCGCCTCATTCCTACTCTGCGCCGCGCTTTACGCCGTCGCCAGCTATGCTTTCTTCCTGATTTTCTTTAAATCTCAATTCTAATCCCATGACCAAAAACCTCCTATCCATCGACACCAACGCAAAGACCGTCAAAGGGCAATCTAAAGGCTACCGCACCGGAATTCTGTATCTTGCGCCAGCTTCGGTGTCCGGTGTCGTAAATGTTTGCCCGCATGCGTCGCCAGCATGCCGCGCCGCTTGTCTGTATTCCGCAGGACGTGGCGCATTTACTAGCGTTCAAAAGGCACGCATCAACAAAACACGTTTTTACGTCACCAACAAAAACGCTTTCGTGGCCACGCTGATATCGAACGTGTCAAAACTAGTCGCCAAGTGTACCAAAGAAAACGCCACGCCGACGGTGCGTTTAAACGGTACTTCAGACATTGGATGGGAGCGTCAAGGCATTATTCAAGCGTTCAAAGGTGTTCAATTTTACGACTACACCAAAAACGTGGCGCGCATGTTTGCCTTTCTAGACGGTACTTTGCCCAAGAATTACAACCTCACGTTTTCCCGCTCCGAAACGAACGAAAACGACTGCGTTTCAATTCTCAAACGTGGCGGTAACGTGGCGGTAGTCTTTCGCAGCAAAGTTCTGCCGACGCATTGGAACGGTTTTCCCGTAATAAACGGCGACGAGAACGACCTTCGATTCCTTGACCCCCGTGGCGTGGTCGTTGGCCTGACAGCCAAGGGCAAAGCAAAGTCCGACACAAGCGGTTTTGTGGTGGGTTAAAGGTGCGTGCCAAACTATCGGAAACGGTAGTTTGCAACGTGTCTTTAACTCTCAATCCAAAGCATCCAATCCACTAAATCCAATGACCAACCGATATTCAGGCCAATGCGTTCAATGTCACGAATACGTGCCTGCAGGCCTTGGCACAGTCACCAAACGCAACCGCGCATGGCGCATCGACTGCAATGCATGCACCGGACGCGTCGCGCAAAGCACCGACCTAGTCTGCGTCAAACTCTCATCCGGCTGGACAGGCACGCGCAATGCACGCGGACGCTGCGAGGACGCGCCATGCTGCGGTTGCTGCACTTTCTAAGTCTCAATCCCAACGAACAACCCCAATGAAACTCGCAGAATTTATCCGCCTCCGTTCCTTTGAAGATCCTTTCATTCTGTCCGGCGAAAAGTGGCAATTTGTCACCGTCCGACGGTCCGACGGGGCAGAGGATATTGGAGTATACCGCTTCTCAACCGATCTTTGCCACGACTACGCGGACTTTCGCGCCATGTTCAATCTGTCCTGATTTCCCGCGCGAGACTATCCGCAAGGGTAGCCTCCGGCGGTCAATCAAACACGAACAAAACACCATGCAATCAATCCAAACAAAATACCTCCCCGCGACTGACTCCAAAGGTTCACGCATCAAAGCAAAGTGTGCGCGCGGCTCCATCACCATTCCACTGGACTACGGTTTAAGCGGTGACGATATCCACCGCGCGGCAGTTCTCGCGCTTGTGACTCGTTTTTTAGATGAAGACGAATCGAAAGGCACGCCCCGCGAGACTAACTTTTGGAACCGCGCTTTCGTAAGCGGTTCGCTCCCCGACGGTTCAATGGCGCATATCTTCACCGCCTAACCCATTCCCCGCGCATCCAATGAAATACTACGTCATGAAAACAAGTCTCGCGAGCGGCTCAAAACCGCTATTGGACCACTGGTCAAAGTCCGAATCGGACGCCGTCGCATATGCGCGCCAGCAACTAGACCTGTGGCGCGAGGTTGGCGTCTTAAATCCCCCGCGCTACGAAGTCCATTATAGCGGCCTTCGCGGCTCCGCCCTCTGGTCAAGTCTCGACTGATCGACCTATCCTCCGCGCCCCATTCGAAAGAGTAGGGCGACAGGGTAGGCCATAAGTCCTTCTCAAATAATCCAATGAATCCAATCCATACGTTTCAAAACGAAGATCACGCCCAATATTTTTCCCGCGCAATGAATGCATGGGGAGGAAGGCGCAACGAAGGCCAGCCAGTAGTTTTCCGCGAAGGCAAAACGGTTTACCTCAGGCCAGAATTCTCATCGAAAGAATCCATGCGCGAATTCACCTATCAGCTTCAGGCATTTTCCGCTGACCAATAATCCCATGAAATACACCCTCTTCGACCATTTCAATATGCGCACGATATCGCGCCATCGTTCCTTCGAAACCGCTTCCCGCGCACAAGTCCGCCATTCCCGCGCCATTAAACGGACGCACGGACGCAATTCCTATCTTCCGACGGTCGTAATGCTCAACGGTCAAATCACTCTCAAATAATCCAAATCATGAATCCAAAGCTAATCCCCATTCTCGAAAAGCTAATCGCTCGCGACTCGGTCCTGTCGTCTTTCGAAGCGCGCCGGCTCCCGTTATCCGCCCGCGCCTACGTCCGCCATAATTACCGCATGGACGATGCTTTCACTCCCGAGGAGCAAGACTTAATCGAGGAACTCCCTCCGTTCGCCGACGACATAGCAGACTCTTTCCGCGCCGGCACTGGCGGTGACGATTCCGTGTACCATCTATTTCAGGACGGCTCCCTGTGGCTCAAAACCAACGCATACAGCAGCATATGGGCCGACGCTACAGACTATGCGGTCGAAGTCATCCTCCCGCGCATGACCCTGTCCCGCATGGACGCGCAATTGCTCCGCGCTATCGACATGGAAGATGCGGTTGACGGCGTGCGGCAGGACTTTTTCACCGCTTTTGCCGGCGTGCTGCACCGCTCATGTCATATCGCGCATTGCGACGCTCGCGGACATTGGGACGCATTCACGCGCCAGCTAGGCGACGGTCAGCGCGAAATCATCGAATTCGGAGGCAGTGAAACTGGCGAATCTGAAGGTCAGTCGTTTGCCGAAACCTTTAAGCGCGAAACCATCAACGCCTGAACCCATGAAATCCCATACCCCCGGCCCTTGGCTTGTCCGATTCGACGAGGATCAATTCGACCCGACGCATTCGACTCTTAAGATCATCGATGGCCGTGAAGAATCGGTGAACCATACACACGGCGCGCTCTCCCTCGCCTTCATCAACGTAAGCGCCTTCGCCCCGCACATGGACGAACCGCTTGCAAATGCGACGCTCATCGCTTCCGCGCCCGATCTTCTCTCCGCGCTGGAACGTCTGGCGCATCCAATGGCCGACGACGACGACCTGTACCACGCATTCGCCATCATCGCGAAGGCGAAAGGGCTTTAAGCCGCTCCGGTTATCCGGTAAACCCTGTCCGCGCATCAAATCCCACGAATAAACCGCATCCGCGCATCAAATCATGCATCCATTGCTCCTATCCGCGCTCATCCAGATCGAATCCCACGGAAACGATCATGCCAAAGGCCGTCACGGCGAACTTGGCGCGCTCCAGATCAAGCCGATTATGGTAAGAGACGTGAATCGCCTGATGGGTACATCCTACGCGCACCAACAGGTAACGAATCGAGCCGTCGCGACGTTCATCGCCAACGCATACCTTTCGCATTACGGACGCAATCTCAGCGACGAATCGCTCGCACGCATCTGGCAAGGTGGGCCAACAGCCCTCAAGCGGTCCTCCTCCCGCGCCTATGGCCGTCGCGTCATGCGAAAACTTTCCTCTCTCGAAACAAACCAAACAACAGCAAAGAAATGAAACTAACCATCCAGTCCAAACAGAACGCCCAGACCATCGTGGACCTGTTCAACGCAATCCTAACGGGCGAGGAGCAAGAATCCGGCGCGAAAGCGCTCTCAATCTACGACGAAAACAAGCATATCTGTAGCCTGATCGCGAAGGATGGCACGCAAATCCTTGAACTCATCATCGAACGCGAGGACGGCGACGTGCTTTGCTCCGCTTCTAAGTGCATCAATAGCGAGGGAAAGGAGGAATCCAAGTGATTCTTCCCAAAGATCAAATCAATCCGGTCCAGCATCTTAAAGAGATTGCCAATTCCGACAGGTTTCATGCCGATGATCCTGACGGTGGACTTCTCCTCTCGACTGCGAAAATTCTGGAACTGTCGCTTCGCGCGACTGAGTTGCTGGACAGCTCAATTTTCTACGCCCAGATGTACGCGGACAAGACTTTGGCCGGAAAGGCATTGCGCGAGAAGATGATTTCCGAGTCTCAGACCATCATTCAAAAGCTCAAACGAGGAAACATTGTCGATTGAAAGATCCAGCATCCTACCTCAGCGGCACCGAACTCCGCGTGTGCCAGCTAATCGCCGAGCGCCAGATGCGCGGCATAGAAAAATACGGCACGACCGTCTCCGACAATCCGCTTCCCCTCCGCGCGTGGCTGCGTCATGCGCTGGAAGAGACACTGGACAACGCGATTTATCTCCAGCGCGCGATTGAGCAGTTGGAGCGCAATGGGTTGGTCAGCGAGGAGGAGGTTGGCCAATGAGCCGCAACCTGTTCGCGAAGCCAGTCTACAAAGTCCAGCTAAGCGGCGCGATTGGCTGGTCCGATATGAAGGAGAAGGTTGTCAGCTACCAGACGGTCGAATTCTCCTCGCGCAAGGACGCGGAACGAGCGGCTCGTGAATTAAATCCTGGCGAGTACACGCAGGGGCGAATTCGGGTCGTCCCGGTCGAATTGTCGGAGGACTACGATGTGTATCCCACCGCAGAACGATCCAAGCCGTGAACCCACCGTGCATCATCATCCCGTCAATCTTGTCGAGTTCTGCGCCGGATATTGCGGCATTGGAATTGGACTCAAGTCGGCTATCCCGCATCTACGCACTATCGCTTACGTCGAAAGGGAAGCATACGCCGTCGCAAATCTGGCTGCGAAAATTGAAGAGGGACGACTGGATGCAGCACCTATCTGGACGGACCTGCTCGCCTTCCCATACGCAAAATTTCGAGGACTGGTGGATATCGCGGCTGCGGGAATCCCCTGTCAGCCCCACAGCCACGCCGGACTCCGCAAAGGTGGAGCCGATGAAAGATTTCTCTTTAACGACTGGCTCATTGGACTCCAGCAAATGCGTCCGCGCTGCATCCTCATCGAAAACGTCGAAGGCTTGCTTACCAGTCTTATGCCAGACGGAACTCTTTGCATCCGATGGACGCTGGAGAGATTGGAGCGCATGGGCTACCGCGTTGCGAGCGGACTATTCAGCGCGGAAGAATGCGGCGCGCCACATATTAGGAAGCGGATCTGGATTCTGGCCTACGCCGACAGCGAACGAGGACAAGGATCAGAATGCTTCCTTCGCGACGCTTGCGCGACTGGACCGGGGGGGGCGTATCTTGCGACGGATAGCGACATTGACGATGCGTGGAAATGGCCCAGTGGACCAAATGAACCTCAACGATGGTGGGAACCGGCGCGAACGCTTGAATCCAGCTTGGGTCGAAAGTCTGCTCGGTCTGCCGTCATCCTGGACCGCTTGCGACTCCTCGGAAACGGAGTCGTCCCCGCAACCGCCAGTCTAGCATTCCGCACTCTCGCAAAACAACTTTTCCAATTTTCCATCTAACTTCTCCAATCCGCCCCGCGCATCTAACTTGTCGGCCATTCTATCCCCTATCCAAGAGCGTGAAAATCTATCCATCCGCCCCCTCGCCCCTACGCGTCGCCAACCCCGCAACGGTATCAACACGTCATTCGCCAATCAAAAACGCTCTACAGCCCCTTTCTGAGCGATTGAACAGCATGTCGAACGAGCGATTGAGCGGTCTTGGAGGGGTTTCAATTCCGCCGCTGACTGCGTCCGCCCCGTCAGGGAGCGGTTCAAGCAAGTCTGCGAAAGCGGAATTGTACTCCCTATTTATGGGGAGTTAAGTAACTCCCAATAGGGGAGATAGCGGTAACCATGCTAACTTTCTGTTAGCCAAAAGTGGGTTAGATGAAAGTTAGTTTGGGAGATGTTGACAATATCGAAACGAAGAGTGAATTTAAAGTTCGTATGAGCTATCTAGAAAACGGATCGACGCACCGGAGCCTGTTCCGGTTAATGCCGCCCCTGCATCACGATGCGGACCCGAACCGCTCGCAAGTTCTGGCCTACATTCGGGAAAATCTGATTTGCGATATCGGGCGGTCGATACGGGCGTTCAACTCGATGAGGCATCCCAAGTCGAAGGTGCTGGTCTTCGATCAAGTCCACCGGATGTGGAAGGGCTGCGACTGGTTGCCCTCCGATGAGAACTCCAAGGACGCCATGATCTTGGTCGAGCATCGGGCATTGGAACGCCGGGTCATCGCGATGGATGGCGAACTGCGAAAGGCTCTCAAAGAAATCAAGAGGCTGAACAAGCAGATGGCCGACTTGTATTCCGATGCGAAGACGATGGGGGAGTCTGGTGGTGACGAGAATCAGAAAACTCTGGTCGAGGAGTTTAACGAAATATTTGGAAAAAAGAGCGAAAAACCCAGCAAAACCAAGCATCAGCAACCGCTCAACTCCATCGAATCGATGGTTGCCGCAGCTTGGAAGTGAGAAACATGAAAAAAGATTTGACTCGACCTGATGCAACCCATAACTTGTCACAACGATTTTTTGCAATCAGGCGTAGAGTGCGTCGAGGTGGCGCAACGAGGTTTCGGATTTTACCTGTAATGATCACCTGATTGCATAACCAACGAACCATGAAGTGCTACACGACCAAGACTGCCGCTGAGATGCTGAACGTATGCAGCGAGACATTGCGCCGACTCTGCCGGGAGGGCGCACAACACCGCCGCGTCGGTCGTCGCATCCTGTTCACGGAATCAGATTTGGCCGCGCTGCTCGATTCAAAGGTGATGCGAGATGAAGTAAATCCATTCGCCCGGAAAACGAAGGCTCAGGAGGAAGTGAAGCTATGATGACCGAGGTTGAACAGGTTCAAGCGACTAAACCGTGTGGCAAGTGTAAGATTGAGAAGAGTTTCCAAGAATTCTCAAAGACACGAATAAGCAGTGACGGCCACCAGAGGTATTGCAAGTCATGCTGCAAGCAATACAAGCGGGACAATAGGGAGAAGCTTTCGGCCTATCAGAAAAAATGGTGCGCCGAGAACAAGGAGCGGCTGAGCGAGTATGGCAAAGGTTACTACGCAGCTAACCTGTTAAAAAAGTCCGAGTACCATCGACAGACGTATTTCAACATCAAGAATGATGCAGTTAGATACCAGAAGCATCTTGAACGAGCGCGTCGATTGAACAGGGCATCTCAGATAAAATATCCAGAGAAGCAGAAGTCGAGAAAGGCAGTCATGTTGGCGCTGAAGTCTGGAAAGCTTGTCAGGCCGCAATCCTGTTCAGCTTGCATGAAGACGTGCGTTCCAGAGGCTCATCACGAAAGTTACGATCAAGATAAGCGGCTTGATGTAAGGTGGCTTTGCAAGCAATGCCACGAAGCGCATCACCGAAAGTATCCGATGATTTCTAAATAATTTTGTCTGCTGAATGGCAGACGTGTCAGAGAACAAAAACAAGACAAAACCATGAGTAATACATCGATATCAGTCGCGGCAAATCAGCCGCAGTCACTTGAACAGCAGCCTCAATCAGGAGCAGACTTCTACTCCCAAGCATGCACGTCTTTAGACGCTGTGAAGACGCTTGGAGAGTGGATGGCCCACTCAGGACTCTTTGGACTTACCAAGGCCGAGCAAGGGTATGTTCTGGCACTTGAGTGCATTGCGAGTCAGCAAACTCCGCTGACGTGGAAGAGGTCTAACCACGTCATAAATGGCCAGATTGCCATGAAATCCGAGGCTATGTTGTCCGGTCTAATGGATGCAGGGTGGGACGTGGATTGGGTGCAATTTGACGCCCAAGCTGCCATTGCTGACTTTTGCAAGGGGCAGAAGAAGATCCGTATTTCGTTTACGACTGAAGATGCAAAGTTGGCCGGTTTGCTTCCTGCTAAAGCGGGGAGTGGTTGGCAGAAATTCCCAGCAGCTATGATGCGTGCGCGTCTTGTGAGTCTCGCCACAAGGATGCTCGACCCCCGCATTACTCAGGGTCGATATTGCGTTGAAGAAGTAGCCGACTTCTCCAACCCTTCACCAACACCCACCATCACCGCTACGACGCGCCAGACGGTCAACGTGACGCCGGAACCAGCCTTCTCGCTCGTTGAGAAGTTAGAGCAGATTCTTGAGCCACATTCTGATATCGCCAATGCGTTCCTCGTCAGCAAGAACCTGATCAAGGAAGGCCAGAACTTCCGCGATGTATCCACGAAGGTGGCCAACATGATCCTCGCTGATGCGAGTGGTTTCATTACCAAAGCAACCGCGTTCGCTAACCCGCCCACCGAATGAGCATCCTCAACCAACACGTCAATCTCGACATGCCAGCGGAGAAGTATCACGCCGTTGATGCTCTCTCGAAGAGCATGATGTCGAAGATCCTCAAGTCCCCGGCTCATTACAAAGCCGCGCTGGAGGAGCATCAGGAGCCGAGCAAGGCCATGCAGATGGGTACGGCGATTCATACCGCTGTATTAGAGCCGCAACTCTACTCGCAAGTCGTCGCCGTTATTCCGCCGGACATCGATGGACGCAACAAAGAAGGCAAAGCGTGGAAGGAGCAGCATAAGAGCCGCATCCACCTGACTCACGCTGAAGACCTCGATGTGCAAGGCGTGGCCAACAGTGTCCGTCGTCATCCGTTCTGGGACATCATTCATCTGCCGCACAGGATCGAAGCCAGCGTGTTCGCTCAGGACGAGGAAACCGGCATTGCTCTCAAGGCACGTCCCGATCTGTGGATCGAGGGTCATACCCTCGTGGACGTAAAGACGACCGACGACGCATCGCCCGAGGCGTTCCTGCGAACCATCGCCTCGTTCGGCTATCACATTCAGGCCGCGCACTATCTGGAGATGACTGGCGCTGATAGCTTCATCTTCGTGGCGGTCGAGCGTAAGGCTCCGTATGCTGTCGCCATCTATCGACTGGATGCCGAATGGCTTCAGGCTGGTGCGAATCTGCGACGCAAAGCAATCTCGACGCTGCACGAATGCCGCGCACTGGACAGTTGGCCAGCCTATCCAACAGCGACACAAACCCTTTCATGCCCTAAGTGGGTTCTGAATAAATCCGAAAACTAACCACCGAATAAATTATGTTCACAGTAAACCGCAAGGATGCCGGAGGCAGCTACATCAATGCCGAAGGCGACTACACCGTCACCGTAGCCAAGGTCGAGGAAACCTTAGACGCCAAAGGCCGCGAGGTCTGTAAGGTTACATTCAAGACTGAAGATGGCGCATCCATCACTGACCGCTTCATCAACCAGGAGAATGTCTGGTTTCGCGTCAATCAGCTTGTCGCAGCGACGAAGCACAATGTTCCTGATGGCACTGAGTACGACTTCCTTGGGGTCAAGGGCAGCTACGCGGCGTTCTTGAAGTCGATGACTGGCTTAGAGCTGCTCATCACCGCTCGCTCCGAGGAGTACATGGTCAACGGCGAGACGAAGAAGACGCTCCGCATCAAGAACATGCGCGAGGTTCCGATTGCCGAAGTCGATGGCGACGATCTTGATCCGAAGCCGTTCTAAGGCGCATCACGGAGGGGAGCGCATTCCGAGATAACGCTCAAAACTAAAACCCAAGAATTAAAAAACGTATCTATGGTCAAACCAATCAAAGAAGACAAAGAGCAGTATCGAATCACATTCAAAGGGCTTCTTTCTATCTATCTGCCCGACGCAGTTATGAACGAAGTCCTAACCGCAATCGAGCTATCATGCCGTCGCAACGGCTGGGGTATCGCAATTAACGAAGAGAACCGACTGGACTTTGTGCAGATGCAACAAGTGAAGGAGTCGAAATGAACATCGAAGAAACTAAAGAATGCATCCGCGTGATGCAGGCATTTGTGGATGGGAAGGAACTACAGGTTTTAGGTCCGGTTGGAAAATGGGAACCAGTACATTTCCCTCGGTGGGGCTGGGACGACACCCAATACAGAATCAAACCCATTGCTACAATCCGCCCGTGGACTGCGGATGAGGTGCCGCTGGGAATGCAGGCGAGGAATCGTGAATACCCCAAAACACGTTGGTTGATCGACCGCACATCTAGCGAAGAGAACAGAAAGGATTGGTGTGAAAAATACGAACACTCAATCGATGGTGGCAAAACATGGCTCCACTGTGGAGTGATGGAGGAATCGAAATGAGCGATCATATTCCTGACCCCACGAAAATGATCAGCGATACACCGAGGACAGACGCTGCGTACTTCAAGCCTGACGCTACGATGTACGACCTAGCTGGTGAGATGAAACGCATCGAACGCGAACTCAACGCGGCCAATGAGCGCATCAAGCGGCTGGAGGAGGCGGGGGATGCGCTATGCGAAAACTCCAATCCATCACGCTGGGACTCGACAGAAGCCGCTGCTCAAAAACTAACGGAGCAATCAAACTGGCGCAAAGCTAAGGAGGCGAAATGACACCAGAAGCACAACGAATAGCCATCGCGGAAGCGTGTGGGTGGACAAACGTAGCACCACGGATCGTCAAAAACGTAAAGCATCAAGGCGACGATATAACAGTGGGAATCTGGTCTGATAATGGGTGGATTCCCGACTACCTCAACGACCTCAACGCAATGCACGAAGCGGAGAAGGTGCTGCCTGCAGGACAATGGGATAGATATGCTCAATGGCTGCGTGAACTCACCAGCAGCAACAGGCGTTTTTTAATCGCCCGCGCCACCGCATCCCAACGCGCAGAGGCTTTCCTCCGCACGATTGGAAAATGGGAGGAGGCCAAGCCGTGAGCGACACCCCCATCTGCGACTCAACGCCGCACAACGTCGCCGACTTGGCAATGCTATGCAGGAGGTTTGAGCGATTCGCAGCGGAGCGACAGGCGCGCATCGACCAGCTAGAAGCCGAGAACGATGCACTCCGCGCTGACTTGCTGTTGTGGAATGAGAAGGAGGTCAAATGAGAGACTGCGCTTTCATCTACGTCCACGCATTTAACGGATTAGTGCGCGTTGAAAGTCTTGATACAGCCAAGCACATTGATGGCAATCCAGAATGGAAACACGTCGCGACAATCAACCCTCACGTTGTGCTGGAGAGCATCTTGAGAGCGACGATCAAAGAGCGAAATCAGATCATCAAACACCTTCTTACATGAAACACCTTCACGAACTGCCGGAAGACCACCGGCTAAGGAACGTCGCCATCCAGGACATCGATGTCCGTATCCGCTGCCGTCACACCAAGACGACCCGCGATCCGCGCACTTGGAAGATCAAGGGCGACACCTACAACCGGCTTGGCGACAACTGGAAGATCAACTTCGACTTCATTATCCAACCAACCCCATAACCGACACCATTTACACCTGCGAATAAACATTTCCCCACATGAAGAAAAAAGCCACTTACACAGTTATCACCATCGACTCGGCGCTCCACGAAGAGGTTCGCAAACATTGCGACGAGAATGGTTTGAAGATCGGATTTTTCGCCAATCAAGCGTTAAGGAAGTTGCTGAACAAGAAGTGCGCCACGACGCAATCGAGCGCGCTTTCTACCGACAGTACAACGAACGAATGACAGCGAATCGCACCGTGTGGTGCGGACAAAACCCTTCGCTCGCTATGAAGCAGTGGGCGGAGGGGCAAATTTCCTAAAATTATGAATCTAAGAGAATACCAACAAAAAGCAGTAGAGTGGGCCAAAACTAGCGATGGACTGATCATCGCCCCCGCCGGTAGCGGTAAGACATGGATTGCCGCATCGATCATCAAGAACTATCAAAACTGCGGATCTGGATTGAGATTCGGATGGCTTGCTCCGACCAGAGAAACATGCCAGCAAGCGCGCACATCGCTCCGTGTTGCCGGTGTGCCTGATGAGATTGTCGAAGTTCGCTGTCCGCATGAGTCAGTGGACTTCAGCAAGAAGGACATGCTCATCGTGGACGAAGCGAAGCACAGCGCCGCCGCTGGATGGCGTCGCATCATCGAGTCCTGTAACGGTATACGTTATGGCTTCGACGCCACTCCTTGGAGCGACGATCCAGACCGGAACACGGTAACACGAACGCTCTTCCACAACCGCACCTACGAGATAAACCGCAACGACATTGGCGATTCATTGGCCGACGCTTACCTCGAAATCAGCGATGCCACAGACCTCAACATCCAGCAGAAGATCGACGACAACATCGACCGGCTCTTCAACACTCGCGTCAAGTACATGCGGATCAGGGAGGATGAACTCAAACGGATGTGCGCTTGGGAATCGATTGTCGATATCGGCATCTGCCAGAACCGCGAGCGCAACAAATACGCCATCAACTACGCGGTCGAACACCTTGACATGCAGACGCTCATCCTCATTCCGCGCATCACGCTGGGAGAGGACTACGAACACCAGATTCCGAATTCTCGGCTCGTTCACTCCAAGATCGGCAAGAAGGACCGGCGCGCTTACATGGAGGAATTCAAGGCTGGTAACCTGCGGACCATGATCGCCACAAGCTTGGCCGACGAAGGATTGGATCTGCCCAACGTCGAACTGCTAATTATGGTCAGCGGCGGTCGGTCGTCGCAGAAGACCATCCAGCGAGCGAGTCGGGCATTGCGGAAAACAGAAACCAAGAACTGCGCGACAATCGTAGATTTCTCTGACAAATTCCACCCCATCGGAGCGTTCCACGCTAAGAAGCGCATGACCTGCTACCGTGAACTAGGTTGTATTTTCCAATGAGTGTATCCACGCCAGCAAACGAAACATCCACGCCCACCGAGAACGTAGTCTATCTGATCGGCGAACTGCGCGGCATCAGTCGGCAAACCGAAACCAAAACCGGCTCGCTCATGGTGCGCCGCGTTATATCCATCGCCCGTCACTGGACTGACAACGAAGGGCGCTTCCACGAAGATTTCGATGAGTTCGAGCTGTCCTCATGGGGACAAGTTGCAGAGAAGATTATCGAGATTCAGAACGGCGCTCTAGTGCGCGTCAAAGGCCGTGTGAAGGTCGAGAAGTGGAGCGAGGGCGGAGACACGAAATCAGCGGTTCGAATCGCTGCCGAGCAGGTTACTATCCTCTGTTACTAAAAATAATATTGAGCGAATGAAATCAAACCAAACAATCGTTGCGGTCGATCCGGGTGTGGGCGGCGGATTCGCGGTCAGCACGTCGGAAGGAATACTGCTTTTCCCAATGCCCGAGTCGCTGCCAGACACGGCGCAGTTACTCAGCGGATTCAAAGTGGCCGACTCGCATTTGTGGGTCGAGAAGGTGCCAAAGTTCGTGAGCAAACTCACGTCGTCGGCCAGCATGGCGACGCTCCATGAAAACTACGGGATTGTGCAGGGACTTGGCTACGCGCAAGGCTACGCACTCCACCGTGTTGAGCCGAAAATCTGGCAAGAACCACTTGGGCTTGGAGGACGTAAATCATGCGAAACCGGACCAGAATGGAAGCGAAAGCTAAAAAGCAAAGCTCAGGAACTGTATCCGAATCTGGACGTCACGCTCAAAAACTGCGACGCCCTTTTGATCCTCCATTACGCGATGGGCGGTGGCCGGTGATACATAAAGCCAATCGTCCACCCTCGCCCGAGGAGCTAAAGCAATTGCTCATCATGGCGTTCGGAATGGGGATGGTCGTCGCCAGCGCCTACTTCCTTCTCTTCGTCGTCAAATGAGCGAGAATATCAAACCCATGTCCGAAGAAACGGACGTGGAGACATTGCG